CTCCACCGTTTTAAAGATGTATATCAAGCGTTGGGGTGGCAGCCTAAGAACCTTAAAAACATAGATATCTGGAACTTGCGAGGCAAGTCCCGGCCCATGGACAAGCTGGCCCCGATGCTGATCCGTAGGGCGGCGAAGAAGAATTACATAGCCATAATCATTGACCCGATCTACAAGGTTATCACTGGTGATGAGAACAGCGCAGATCAGATGTCTAATTTCTGCAACCAGTTTGACAAGGTGTGTACGGAGCTTGGCGTGGCAGGGATCTACTGCCATCATCACAGCAAGGGAAGCCAGGGCGGGGAAAAGTCCATTGACCGGGGCAGTGGGTCTGGG